GTGAACTCCCCCCTTGCGTCCTGAAGTTTAGGGCCGTACCGGGATATGCCGGGTGGGGGGTCTGTGTGTGTTTATCTATTCGATTTACTGGAATTGCATTTTCTGCAGAGAACTTGAAGGTTGGATCTGATCGTCATGCCGCCATCTGCCAGGGGCTTTATGTGATCGACGGTGAGGTCGTTTGTCCTGCCGCATTCGCTGCACCAGGGTTGCTCTTCTCGAAGCGCTTTGCTGATCTGTCGCCACTGGTAGTCGTATCCGCGCTGCGCACGTGTGGGCCGCGATGCTTCTTTAATCTTTCGGTGAATGCGATCGCAGTCGTTGCATCGAGCTGCGCGTGCAATGATTCCGCAGTCTTTGCATGGTCTAGGTAGGGCCATCGTAATCCATGAGGTACTTGATTGCCTGGCCTAGCCTGCCTGGTTGGTCTTTGAAGTATCCGAGTCCAACGTTGCAATTGCTGCAAAGGATTCCACGCACTTGATTTGTTTCGTGATTGTGATCCATTACGAATTTCGTTGCGCTTTCTTCAACATCGACGCAACAGATAGCGCACGCATTGTTTTGTTCTTCGAGTATCGCCTGGCGATTCTTATTCGCCTTATGAATAATCCTACGATCCCTGCTCCTGCAATGGCGACACAACTCACGAAGTCCATCTGCTCTTCTTCTATCTTTGCAGAATAGGTCTAGTGTTTTGGTTTCCTTGCATCGCACGCACGTTCTTTCAGTCGTCATCTCCGTCATGGTCGTCTTCAAATTCCGATCCGTAGAGTGAGAGCCTGTCCTTCTCCGGCAGCGATAAATATGATTGAAGCGTTGCTGAAACTGCTCGGGTAAGTAATGACTCGATCGCGTCGAATGATAAGTTATTGTCAGTCGTCATATCTGTGTGAACATCGCCGATGCTTATCGTTATGTTTAGCATTCGATTCCCCTTTGTCTTTCGGGGATGGTTACATCTGCTAGCGCAAGCGTATCAGATTGTGTTGACAGTTTTGTAAAATCGTCATTCATGATCGTGCCTGGATGATTGCTGCGATGTCATAAAGACTTCCTTTTCTTTGGATGTCGTTCTTCTTTATTGTTCTATAAACTTCGCGCTCTGTAATTCCTAGCCACATGGCAATGGCTTCAACATCTAGGTAGAAGGTTTTGCTCGGGTTACTCATTGCCAATGCTATCAACCGCAGCACCGTCCATTGCTGCTTGCATCCGAAGCAGGCTACTTCGGCCGTTAAGTTATCGGCGTCGATGACCACGTACTTCTTGCAGTCATCTGTGGGGCATGGAATCCGCCGGGGCTGTTCTGAGAAGCGCTTTGCAGCTGCTCTTCCTTTGGCATGGATCATGTGGATTTCGTGGGCGAAGTTTGCCGCCCATGTCTGTGCAAGTGACCAGTCGAGGTGGGTCAAGTGGAAGGTTGCGCTCGCCAGGACTTCGCTCTCTGTTGTCGGTTCTTTCATGATCATGGCTGGCGGCGTAAGTTTGCGATCGAAGCGGATCGTGGATTCCCAGGCGTGAAGGGTTCGCAGCAGTTCGGTTGCCATCGTAAAGTCCAAAGCCGCCACGTTGATTCCAATGCTGCGCTCGGTGCTGGCTGTTCCGGATCCTGTCCTGGATGGGTGCAAGAATTGGCCGGCTTCTTTGTGGAGCTGTGGAAGCTCTGCTATCTGATTGCGGACTTTGGATCCGCATTTGTTGCAGGCCCCTGGTCGCTCTGTTTTCTTGCTGCAGATTGTGCAATCCATCAGAACGGTATCCCTTCGGTTTGGAGCTGTGGCTTCTTCCTTCTGTTCCAATAATCGGGGATCTCATCTTCGCCCGGTTCTTGTCCTTCGAATCTAAATATCTCTCTTGTCCTGCTGCAGCTGTGACTGGCAAGAATAAGTGGGTTCTTTCCCTTGCTTCTTTGGATGGCGTTCAGCGATCGCAGATCTGCTTCAAATGATACGGCTGTCCTGTGTAGTTCAAAGGTTCGGCTTCCTGTGATCCGTTTGATGATCTCTTCTTGAATGGTAAGAATCCCGGGGTCGAGTCTGATCTGAAATCCGACGGTCATCCCTTCCCAGATAAGTTTTCCACAGGCTACGCAATACAAGGCTTCAAAGTTTGAATCTTTCATTTATTCTGTTCCTCATGCTGCTGTTCCACTGTTCCGCGTTCCCCCTTATAGGGGGGGAACGGCGGAACAGTTTGGTCGCTCTTGCCCTGCTGTTCTGCGGAACGGTGCGGAACGGTGCGGAACGGCGGAACAGTTAAGTTATCCACAGGCTGTTTACTCCGCTTCCCATGCATTGACGTCACCGATCATGAATTGGTTCTTGAATTTGTAGAGATATTTCTGCCCCAGTTTCCTGAATTCGATGAAGCCGCCGGCCATGAGTTGCTCCAGGGCCTGACCTAATTCTTGGTTTCCGATCTCGATTCCTTCTTGTCGCAGGCATTTGCGGATGTCGTTCTGGCCCATCTCATTTCCCATGCGTTCAAAGAAGTTAGAGATTTCCTGAAGCTTCTGCTCCTTCGTCGTCACCACGATCGTGCCGCCGCTAATGGTCACAGTGATCGTGCCGTCCTTGTTGCTCTTCAAATTGGCGACGCCGAGGTCTTTGGCGTCCTGGCAGATGGCGCGGACGAATCCTGGCCGGTCTTTGGTTACTTTCAGATTCAGGCAGCCGTCCAAGCCCCGGCCGAATGGCATCGCCACGTCGACTGCGATCGCGACGCCGTCGATGTCAGCTCTCTTTGCCTGTGCTCCGATGGCGTAATTGCCCCGGGTGTCTTTGCTCTTCGTGACGTGGTCGATGGTCAAGATGGCCGCGTTCTCCATTCGAAGTGGTCGAAGGATGAGCTGTGAGAATGTCGTCGCATCCTTGTTCTTCTCCAAGTCGAGGCCGAGGAGGTTCATCGCTGCGTTGACGCCGTCGATTACGATCAGGGATGGTTTGTGGATCTGTATCTCGCTTTGAATAACTTCGACGATGCCCCTAGTGAGTCCTTCATCCGGGTTTGCATATCTGAAGTGATGCATGCGTTTGGATTCGACGCCCATCGTTTTCAGGCGTCCTCTAATTCCGCGAGCGCTATCTTCAAAGTCTAAATAAAAGACGCAGTGGCCTTTCTCTAATTCCTGGCGTACGGCTTCGATTGCGATCCAAGTCTTGCCGCTTTCACTCTCACCGAAGATTGCGTTTATCTTGTTTGCATAAAGGATAAAGTTGCCATCTTCGCGTTTGAGGATGGACGGCCCTGGTTCGTCTTCGAGCTGCATGTCGGTGATGTCCTGTGGGATCCACGAGCTGGTTGCGATCTCTTCGTTCTCGTCGTGTAACTGCACATGGCTCGGATTGTGGGCTTCTATCTGCTGCCAGTCTGTTCGCAGCTCTGTGACGGCTCCGAAGCCCTGTGATCGCAAATGTGAGGCTGCTGCTCTGAAGTCGCCGCGATGTTCTATCTGGGTGTAGGCGGCGAATTTTGAGTAGCTGCTCTGCGCATCGAATATTGTCGAGGTGCTGAAAACGAAGAGTTTGCCGTTGCCGTTGAAGTTCGTCGTCGCCGATATGCCTTCGGACTTGCCGGGACGTCGCCAGGCTGTGGCTTCGCCTTTGCTATAAACCTTCGTCCATCCGAGTGGTTCGAGAATGCTTTCCCACGTTACCGTTTCGTTATAAGCATCCCCTGGCGTCTCGACGCCGTCTTTGCGTGGCTTTGTCTCTTCTTCAATCCATTCTGCCTTCGGCACTTCGTCGTAAAGGGCGAAGTACTGGTGGATGATCTCGCGCTCTGCGATTGTGAAGCTTGGAATGCTCTCGATGGATCCTGCGCTGATCTGCCACGCGTTGCCGGAAGGGTGGCACTTGCCGCCCGATGGCGCTGTGATCACGAATCCGCCTTCGCCGCGTGTTTCGGCCAAGCATCCGCCGTCTTCGCCGGCTGCCTGCGCGATCTTCGTGTTGCCTGGCACTTTGGCATCGCTGATTCTGTATAACCAGTGGATGCCGCCCGATGGCGTCGTCTCCATGTATCCGTTGACGAGCTTTGTCCAGAGATGGCCATGCTCGCTGCTTTCGAATATCTGCCGAAGCTCGATGTGAAGCTTCTTTGCTACTGCTCTGCCTTCAAGCTCGAGCATTTCAAGATTTCCACTTACGGATCCGCAAATAATGCCGACGCCGTCTTGCTTCTTTCCAAACCAGCCCATTAATTCTTCGGGTGTCGGTAGGCGCTTCTGGTAGGCCGTCCATGCTGACAATCCGGGGCGTTTGGATCCGTCTGCTGCTACTGGAACGGCGCAGATGCCTGCTGCTGCAAAGCGCAGAGCTGTGGTCAGTATCTGATCGCTCATTCTTCTTCAATCTTGAGAAGCATTGCGCGGATGAATGTCTGGGAAAGAGTGAGGCCCTTGATGAATCCATCTTTATATTCTTGCGTTCCGTCGGTGAGTTCATAATTTCTATCACGCCATATTTGTATCTCATTGATTAAAGCCTGGAGAATTGTTGTCTTGGAATGTTCTTCAGATGTTGCCATTTGTTACCCCCCTAGTTGATTCTGCTTCCTTTGCTCCTGCCGGATCCTGGTGATCAATAATCACGAATCCTTGCGCTTGCAAATGTTCGATGATGCCCTTCGCAATCCTTCCCGGTGTATCTGGTAAGCCGAACTCATAACGACGCCACAGCCACGCAGCGATCTCTGCTCCTGCTTCTTTACTCATGTGCGAGCGATCGGAATCGAACCGATCCGCTTCCCCTACGGCAACCATGCGCTCGCTTCCCAGTCGGAAGGTGTGACTGGGAATTTCGTATCTTAGACTTTCTTTGCCCCTAGTTGATTTAGGAGCGCCAGAACTTCTGGACTTAATGCATCAGCTGTGACTGTCTGCTTCGGTTCGGCAGCCGGCGTCGCCGCAGGCTTCGCGATGGCTCCAGCCACGAATGCATTGGCCTTTGCCAAATCAGCCGGGTTGCTGGTTGCGTCGATCAGGATCCAGGGCGCTGACTTTCCTGGCTTTGCTGTTCCCTGCCCGATGCGTGCTAGAACCTTCTGACCGACTTTGTTCTTCAGCGCGTTTTTGAGTGCAACGTTGAAGAAGAGAAGTCCATCGTGAATTTCCCCGGTGTCGAGGTTTGTCACATTGACTTCGATTGCGTCAGTTTCGCCATGCACTGTGTTGATGCTGGCTTTGTATTCGGTTGGTTCAATGATCAGCAATTGGTTTGCTAGATCTGCGACCTTTGGCTGGTCGCCGCCTGTTGATAGTTCAGCGAATGTCATTCGCCTTCCCCCTTTGTCTTGGTATTGCTTGGTTGTTGGTTTTCCAACTCTGTAGGCGGATTGCTTTCCGCGATTTCCTTTGCAATGTCCGAGATTGTTTTCTCGATCATGGATTGGTATCCCCATTGCATGCCTTTGATAAATCTGTGCTGAATGGTTGGAAGTATGGGCAGTAATTGCAAAGTCGATCAGGTGCTGCTGGTATCAGTGGCCATAGATCCGGGCTGCTTTCGACGTCAACGGTTGCGAGCAGTCCGTAGACGGTGTCGAGTCTGGCGAGTGCTGCAATCGCAACGGACTCGTCATAATCGTGAAGCTCTACATGCATGTCATCTAAACTTCCGCCGGTAGGCAAATAAATCAGGGCGACTTGTTTAACTTCTGCGCCTTCCTGTGCTTTGCCATATCCGTAAAGTTGCACTTGAACGAGCTGCTGATCTGTGGCGCCTTCTTTGCGTCGCTTCTCGAGTCCTGTGCTGCCGGTCGTCTTCCAATCCATAACAATGCCGCGCCGCTTATCGAAGAGGTCGACGGTTCCGGTTAAGTTCGCCCGGATCGTGACCTTCTGTTCGACTTCGAAGTCTTCAAGTTTGCCGAAGATATCGGCCAGGTGCGCATGGATCGCGGTTCCGACTTGAGCTGCCCAGTTGCCGCCGCCTGGCATTTCGTTTGGTTTATCCCAATCGAGGAGCTTGTACGCGATCCGTCTGGTGCATGAATGTCCGATCTCTGATGGGCCGATGTAGATCTGTTTGGATCTCGGTGTCCATGTGCCGGCCTTCGTGATGATTGCTGCCAATTCATCGCCGAGTGCCTTGCCTGGTGGGTGCGGTGATACGAACATCTAGTCGTCGTCCTCTTCGTCGTCTTCGTAGGGCGTAAAGATGGGCGGCTCTGTGATGCCTGGGTTTGGGATGATCGTGGGCAGGCTCATTAGTCCTGCTCTACGATCGTGAATCGTCTGCTGGTCGAAATGGTTTCGAGAACTTCGATCACTTGCGGTGGCAAGATCTCGCGTGCTCTCTTTGTGTCGAATCGTTTGCTCTCGACGTATGTCCATCTGACTACAGGCCGATTTTGGTACATCGCTGTTTCGGCTTCGCCCATCGCTGATTCAAGATGCGATCGTGCGATGTCAGCTACTTCCTGCCATTTCTTTACTTCGTCCTGTGCTTCTCTATATTGACGCAGCCATTGGCCGACCGCGTCGTCAAAGTCCACGACTTTGTGTTCGATTTCGATTGTCATGCTTCCCCCTAATACCAGCCGTAGCCGGTCTTTATTTTCTGCTGTTTCCAATGTGTCCAGGCGGCGCAGGGGCCACCGGATCCGTATCGTCGTCCGATATAGGCTAGTGCTGCGATCGTCTGGCTTACTTTGGATTCCGGGTGTCGCATCCCTAGATTGCGGTAAGTGCCGGCAAGGAGCTGACCCACGCCCTTTGCAGAGCTTTGTGGGTTATTGACGGATTGCCACGCGCTCTCCTTGCCTATTAACTGCGCGAAGCATTTGTATTGCTGTGGCTGCAGCAATTCTTGAGCGAGCTGTTTCGGATCGATGTGTTGCATCGCTGTCCTTTGCTCGAGTACCACCGGGTTTGCCGGGGTGTTTGGAAATATGCCGGCCGCGATCGTGCTGATCATGGTTGAGATTCCAATGACGAAGATGAGGCGGCGGATCTGGTATTTCTGATCTGGTTTGATTGGTCTTCTCGCTTTCTCGCCTTGTTTGCTTCAGTGAAGATCCGATAAACCTGGGTCCTTCTGATGCCTACTTTTCTGGCGATTTCGTCTGTCGAGATTCCTTGATTTCGAAGTTGGATGACGCGTTGATTGCGTCTCTTCTTCTCGTCCCTTTGCAGGTTATGTCCTCTTTCAGATGGCGTCTTGCCACCCCAGATTCCATACGGGATCTCTTCTTTGATTGCGTACTCCAAGCATTCCCTTCGTTCTGGACAGCCCTTGCAAATCTTGCGAAGGACTGGGAGACGATCTGTCTCATCGGATTTCCCATCTGGGAAGAATAAGTTCTTGTCTTCAATATCCGCACATGCTGCGTTCTCGAATAGCAGAACGAATGGCAGGAACTCGGTGGTTCTAATCATGGCGCTTTGCCCACTGCTCTAAATTCTCAACGACCCAGGCCTTTTCGATCCCGGCGTTGCGTCTCTTAATTATGACGTATGCCGGTGGAGTTTGCTCGAGGCCCCTTGCCTTTGCATAGTTCGCAGCTTCTGTCGTTGCTTCTTCCCAGAACGCCGGGAGAGATATGTTCTTTCGATTCTTTAATTCTAGAATGTATGTCTTGCCTGCAACGATCGCGACGATGTCACCTTCGTCTTTGCTGCCGGCTTTTGTTAATCGTTCAGCGATCGCGCCAACGGAACGCAGCCATCTCATCACATCTGTTTCGAAGAGTGCGCCTTTGCGTCCGTTTGGGTTTGCCATTTACTTTACAAGTTCGAATCGTGGAGTAGTCGGTGATCGCATCGCTCGGACTGTGATCAAGATTTGTTCTGCCAGATTCAAGGCTTCGTCTTGATCCATTGACGCTATGAGAAGTGCTGTCGGATCTAATTTGTCTCTGTGTTTTGCGTAGCGTTCAAAGCCTTCAGATGTTTTCAAGTTATCAATTTTGCCGTAGACGGCCAAGTCTGCAATGTAGTCTGCATGGACTTCTTTGCCGGTTTCTTCTATCAAATCCAGAACGGCATCGCGTTCTTCTAGATAAATTGCCAGGCGACCTTCGTTGCCATGAACTGAGAATAATGTCTCGCGATAATTCATGATCGCAGCGCCTTTGCTGTTCTGCTCTTCTTTGTTTCGTATTGCATTGCTTCGCGGATCTGTTCTTCGATTGGATCGTTTTGTAGTCGAAGCAGGATCGCAATGATCGCTGCTGTAGCTGCGATCCCTGCTCCTATAATGAGATGTATTTCCATTGTTCCCCCGGTCTTGTGGCGCTCTGCCTTGTCGTTGCCAATTGTGGGGGCTGGCTCTCGATTCTGTGATCCGCCACGCCGTTGCCGGCCGTCACACGCTCAATTTGGTCTAGATCTATGAAAAACCCACAGGATTCAGGCGTGGTTTCGTCTGGTCATTTGTCTTGACAGGCCCTAAGTTATGTATGTGGGCAAGGAGCGAATGTCTCAGCCTACGGGGGGTAATAAAATGTCAGTTATAACTTTGGAAGATGTAATCGTCGAAGCTGCTACTGAGCTTGCGATCTCTGGTGAATGCGACGTTCCTGTTGATAATGTTTTCGGCGGTTGCGATGTGTTTCTTCCTGGCGGAATGGATCATATTGTTCCTGGTGCTCTTCACAATGGAGTTCGCTTTGCGATCGAAGACAATGTTATTCATATCTTCAAGTTTGAACGTTACGGTGTAGCTGCTTCTGCTTCATTCAAGGGCGAGATGGTTTCTTCTTCTGTTCTCGTTGCGATCGCAAAGGAGTGGTTAGCATAATGTTTAATATTGAAAAAGTAGAAAAAGGCGTCTATCGCTATCGTGGAGTTCATATCTTTAAATATGACTACCAGGGTTTCAGTTACAAGTATTCAACTCGCACTGACAGATTCTGCCGTTCCGATTCTTCATATCCAGTAGCGTTGAAATGCATCGCTTCAAAGATTGATCAAGATATCGACAGCAATGGTGGAGTCGTTGATGCTCAAGGTTATATCGTTTTCGATTCACGCACAAAGGTAGGCGCATAATGACTCTCACTGATCTCATCGAGCAGCTGCAGGATCTCATGGAAGAATTCCCCGAACTGGCCGAGGCCGATGTCATGGTTGCGCAGCAGCCTTCGTATCCTCTCTCTGCCGTCATCGATTGCATCTCTTTGGTTGATAACGATTCCGATGAAGATGAGGACGACGGTATTTCCGGCGGCTTACCTGTCGTCTGGATCGCAACTTCTGAAATCGGTTCGAACTCCAAAGTCTCGCCTTATGCTCCTAAAGCTGCATGGGATGGTCGATAATGTTGAATCAAAAGCCCCAGATGAAGGTTGCCGGTCTTCCTGATTGCGATGCCTGTGATGGTCGCTGGCAGGCAATCTACAAGCGCCAATATCAACATCCAAATGGCGAGCGCTACTGGATGAATATGTGCGTCTTCTGTCTTCCTAAACATTCCGAATATGAGGTGAAATAAATGGGTGCAATGAAAGCAATTCATACGGATATCTGCGATGCGATGTATACGGCTTCGCATAATCTGCTGGCTGCCGTCGAATCTGGCGATGACAAGCTCATGGAGGCGGTCATGGTGAATACCCTGGCTACGCTTCCTTCCTATCTCCAGGCGCTTAGGAGTCTGAAATGATGAAGATGGATCCGAAGTTCGTGCGCCGACGCCGCGCTGTGGCGATCGTGATCGGCTTGCTCCTGCTGAGCCTGTTCACCTTTGCCACTCGCGATGTCTGCTGGACTGGTTCCGGTTACGGATCCTGTTCGTCTATGATCGACGAGGTGATTGCCAATGGCCGCTAAGAAGATGCGTTCTGTCCGGGTGTCCGATTCCCTATGGGCTGCTGTAAAGTCCAAAGCTGCCGCCGATGAGAAATCGGTCAGCGAAGTGATCGTGGATGCTCTGAAGGCCTACATCCGATGAGCTGGTGGAATCTGGCCATTGCCCCTGCTGCCGGGATCCTGGCGCTGGCATACGGCCGCCGGATCTGGTTCTGGTTCTCCTTCGGCCTCTTCTTTGGCCTTTGGTCTTTCCTGATTGTGCTGCTGCCAAAGAAAGAGCTGCGCCTTCCTGTTCTTCCTGATTGGTTCCTGGTCTATTGGGGCAATCGGGCCATTGCTAAGGAGATGCGATCTATCCGGGATCCATCCGATCTCCTTTAGCAAGAAATGCCCCCCATCGCCTGTTTCCTGGCTGTGGGGGGTATTTTTATTCTTTGAGCGCCCTGGCGATTCCTTCTTCCAGGCTGATCTTTGGTTCGTAAATCTGCAGCATCTTTGTGGGGTCACCGACTCGGTATTCGACTCCGGCTGGCTTGCCTGGGTGATTCCTGATCGGTGCGAGGTATCCCTGCGCCAGCATGATCATCTCTGCGAGCTGGATAAATGAAACCGGTCGCCCGGTGCAAAGGTTCAAAGTTTGAATGTCGTTTGTGATCGCTTCGAAGGTAGCTGCAACTACATCGTCGATGTGGATAAAGTCGCGGACTTGCTGGCCTGTTCCCCAGATTTCGAACGGATTCAGTTTGGCTTTGCCGCGTGCAATCAACGATGGGAATGGGTAATCGAGCGCCTGGTCGCTGCCGTAGCCGCTAAATGGCCGCAGGACGTGTACTTTGATGCCTTCTGCTCTGGCGTATCTGGCCAAAGTTTCGCCGGTCAATTTCGCCCATCCGTAACTGAAGTCCGGGGTTCGAATGTGATCGAGGTTGATGTCGCCTTCTCGAAGTCGTTGCTGGTAGGCGGCTCTTTGCAAATAAATCGGATAGGCCGCCGAGCTGCTGTAATAGACGAGATGCTTCGGCTTCGTTCTTACTGCCCACTGAAACATGTCGCTGTCGATCGCCAGGTCGCTGGCAACGGCCAAAGGGTTCCCTTCAATCGTGGCGCGGCCGCCGACGATCGCGGCGAGGTGAATAACGACGTCGTATCTGGTGTCGTCCTTCTTGAAGAAATCTCTGCAGTCGATTCCGTTTGCGATGTCGATGCCGGTGATCTCATGGCCTTTGTCGTCGAGTGCTCTGTGGAAGGCGCGGCCGACAAAGCCGGCGTCTCCTGTTATTAAAATCTTCATACGAGCCATTCTGCCAGGTATTTGTTGCTTCCTGATTCGGCCTTTGCCATCGCCTGGTCAATGCTGAAAACGAAGCGGTCATCTGCTTCTAAAGCCGCCCCGATGTGGTGCAGCGTGGCCTTCTTTGCGATCGGGAATGGGCGGCGCTTGCTCTGGCCTTCTGTGGGGGTTTCGTAGCTCTCATCGTGGATCAGGGTGCTCTCCTTGATCAACGGCCAAAGGTGGGCCGCTAGCCAGTCCTGATCGGCGGTGTAATAATCGCCTGGTTCGTAATAATCCAAATGTGCCGGGATCGCCTTTGTTCGAGCTGCAAACATGCCGGCGCTGATCTGATAATTGTGGCCTGTGGGATGGTCTTTCATAATGTGGAAATTGAGGCCGCTTGCCAGAAACTCTTCGTGCGCAATCCGTTCTCGGTGCGTCAGCCTGGCATCTGCATCGCGGCTGAGAACGACGTCGTATTCCTGATCTGTCAGCGCCTGAAATCTCCAGAGTTTGGCCCGGTGGTCTTCGGGGTCTTCCTGATCTACGAGCTGCACGTGGGGGAAGAGGCGCAGGGTTTGCTTGATGGATTCTGGGACAGAGGCTCCGGTGTAGAAGCGCAGCGTGTATCCCTTAAAGTGGCGCATGGCCAGAATTGCGTTCTTGATCGCGCCGATCGTGTATCGCTCTTCGCTGCCGTATAAAGAATAAGTGATGAGCTGCTTCATGGCCTTATTTTGCGCTTGAGCAATTCGTAGGCTTCGCTCTCGATGTAGTTCTTGTAGGCGAGTGCGTCGAATGCGTATATTTCGGTCGCGTTGACTTCCTTGTATCCCTCATCCCATTCTGCTTTGCCTATCATCGGGTGCATGTGCTCTACAACGACGGCGTCGATGTAAGTCAGCGCTCCTAAATCCTGGCCTAGTTTCTTCCAGAAATTGTCAAGATATAAATGCTTCATCTTTGGCGGAACCATTCCATCGAGCGCTTTGACGATGTCAGATGTCATCGCGATCATGGTTGGAAGTCGTTCTCCCTGGAATAAATCATTTGCGTAGGCCATCGACGGTCGCTTCTGCATCGCTTGGATAAGAAGTGCATCCCACCCGGCTGTGCGTGGGCGGTGGTCGTCGCCGAGGAAGGCGAAGTATTTATATTCGCCTTTCTTTACGATCGCACTCGCTGCCTTGTTGATTGGGTAAGCCATCCCCCGGGTTTCGTTCTCAATCGTCATGCACTTGTCTTTGCCGACTTCGTATTCGTAGGCATCGTGCTCTGGATCGTTTGCGTCAATAATGAAGAGGATGTCTGAATGTGTTGAAAGGCTGTCGTGCTCTGCCAATAATTCGACTGCGTTGCGTGGGCGTCCTCTGGTTGGTACAAGGATAATCATTTCGTTCATTGATTTGTCGCAATCTCGCCGGCGATGCTGGCATAGGCCGCTAAATCCACGAAGGAGTCTTCTGTCTCTGTCTGCATTAAACGTGCGACTTTAACTAGCGCCATGCATATCGCCACTTGCTGTGGAGTTATCTGTTGCTCGAGATATGTCGTCCATAAATCTGCGATTCTGCAGTGGTTGGTTCTTGGATCGCCGTAGATGTTCTGGCGATCTTTGGCTGTGAGTCGAGCTGCTTCTTGAAGAATTTCCCCCCGATTCATTTACTACTTTGCTCCGCGTCCGAACTCGGTTGCTTTGGGATCTATCGCCTTCAAGATTGGGCCAGCGACTGCTGCGATTCCTGCTGCAAGGTATTCCTTCAGTGGGCGGTTTGGATCTGCAAGATAAAGAGCTGCGATTGCTGCTGCTCCTGCTCGCAGATATGTCATTGCAATTGCTTCGAGCTTCTTCTTATCCATTTGTGATCTCCTTAAACTTAGGGCGGCCAAATCCTACGATAAATACTGGCAGAGATGGTTGAACCTTGCCGCGATTCTTCTTCTTGTATGCGCGTATCTTCTGGCAAACTTCGCCGCCGTTGCGCTGGTCGCCCTTCTTGTCCGGGCTGGTGTTGCCTTCAATTGTGGTTACTGTGCCGTTGCCGTTATTTGTGATCACGATTCCAACGTGTGAAATGCGATCGAGCGCGTCTCCTGGGAAGTCAAAGAAGACGATATCTCCTGGCTGTGGATCTGCTGCTTGCGCAAGTGTCCAGGCGTTCTTATCCATGAACGCTGTGGCTCCTGCTGGCGTGTATGTGCAGTTTGGGATCTTGATCCCTGCCTGCTTTGCGCACCAGTTCACGAAGGCTCCGCACCAGGGCTGCTTTGCCTTCTGATATTTCGTTTCGTTATCTTGAGGCCCTTCGATGTAGCCGAGTTCTGCTTTTGCTACTTCGATAAACTTATTCAGTTGGTTCATTTCCTGCCCCCTCTTGGTTTGTTATTTTCTAAGAGTAGGCTATAAATCTCGTCCACTCTGCTTTCGACTCTTGAAATTCTATCGCTTACCGAGCTGCCACCATTTGGTTTTAATTCGGCCAGATAATGCTTGACGAGCCATCTGGTTATTGCTGCAAAGGCTCCAGCAATCGTGATAATTGAAACCGTAAGCGCTGCGTAATCTTGCGCTGTCATTTGCCTATTGCCATGACATTCATGATAACGGTTCCTGTAGTCGTAATCGCCCAGATTCCGTTTGCCTTGTTCTCGATTGCAATCTTGTCGCCGTTATCCATCCGGTATCCGGTGCTGGTAGTCACGTCGCTGTTTCCTAAGTAGCAAGTTCCACTCACGCTGTGTAAGTAGACCATTTCGGATTCTTGCGTCGCGTCAACGAGCGCCGTTGCTGCTGTGGTTACGGTGACTTGCCGGGTGCTGATTCCCACTGATCTCTCCTGGTTTCTTCTGGATCCCCGATGCTTCTACTTGATCAACGGCATCGTCAATCGTTCTGGTTGGCTCCCTGGTGCAGTCGCCTTCCTGGTATCCCATTTAAAGGACGAGCGTGTCTGCTTCTTCTGCCGTCAAAGGCTGGCCTGCAACGAGCTTCGCCTTAGCTGATGCCTTAAGTGCAGCAAGTGCTTCTGCTGCGGCATCTTCTTCAGCCTTGCGTTCAGCTGCTAGTTCAGCTGCGTAGGTCATCTCTGCTACTTCAGCATCAGTCAATTCAATAATTGACTCTTCACCTGTGGTGCAGTTGATTTCGATTCGTGTTGGATTAGGCATTATTTACTCCATATAGGTAGGCGGTTGAGTATTGGACAAAGACTGTACCAACTTCAGGATAAAGCTTCAAAGTATTTATGGCGCTAGTGCTTGACCAAAGAGCAGCAGCAAGTAACGCATAAGCAGTAGTATTATTGTTTTCACTTACAGAATCAATTGATAATGATTTATTGGATGAACCTGCGTAATTGGGAAAATATATTGCAGCATTTTGAAATGTTGAAGATGTGGCATTTACTCCTGGAATTGAACCAACAAATAAATTTGTAACTCCGCTACCACTTGCCGAAGTTGCCCCTGATCCATTACCTCTCACATTTCTTATAGTATAATTTGCACCAGTATCACCATTTATTCTTAACAGACAACCATCAAATGTGCTTGTATAATCTGTTCTTACAGAAAACTCCAAAACCAAATCTGTATAAGTATTAGGAATTGAACTAAAAGTAAAATCAGTTGCTCCACCTGATCCAGCAGTTGAAGAAGCAATAAGAGTATAAGTATTAGCCATTATGCTGCCGCGATTCCGTAAAGGGTTATTTGAGAACCTGTAAGTAATCCACTACCTGTGCCATTGTTAAATGTAAGACTTGTGATTGCAGAAGTGCTACTCCAAACACCAACATAAGAAATAGTCAAATTTCCAGCATTGCCACCGCGAGATAACCAAGTTTTCCAAGTAGTGCTGTTTGAGTAATTCATTATATCAATGGTCAAAGTATGTTGAGCAGTAGAACCTACATAATCAACAAATCCAAAAGCACTTCCTGATGCTCGACCTGAAGCAGCCGAAGTGCCATCTCCTTGAATATATGTTGATGAATAATTTGAACCAGTATCACCATTAAATTGAATATAGTTATTTTGATTAGCAGAAGAAGTTAAAGCGCATACAAGGCGCAAATCTGTATAACCTGAAAATGAGTTAAATGTAACACTTGTTTGATTGCTTCCAAGAGTAGTTGTAGCAATCGGTGTATATGTGCTTCCTGCTGCCATTTGATTTACCCCTTAATTCCATATAAAGCAAATGATGAATACTGAGCATAGTTTGCTATCTCAGGTGTTATCGTGATTGATGTAATGGCAGAGGTACTCATCCATAAACCTGATTTGAACCCTATAACACTTGTATTGCTATCAAAGTTATATCCCTGCAATGCTTTTAAAGTTTTATATTTTGAAGTATTTTGATAATCTAAAATATCAATAACCCCAGGTGTGAAATTTCCAGAAGTCGCGGTTGCACCGATAGTATCACCTAGATTTATACCAGTTTGACTTGTTGAATTTTCTCCACCAACTGAACCAAGACCAGTTCCATAAAGATTGTGTTTTGAATAATTTGACCCCGAATCTCCATTGAATCTGACAATTGAACCATCAACAAAAAGGCTTCGAGTGCTTCTTCCAATCCAACGAATTTGCAAATGCTTGTAAGTGCTAGGAATTGATGAAAAAGTAATAGTCGAAGAGCCACCCGAACCAACCGTGACAGTAGCAATAGACTCATAGGAATTAGTTACGGCTTTGCTTCCACTGATTGAACTAGCCATAATGCCTAAGATGGGTGACATTATGCGAGATCGCCAACCACTAACCAGGAGTTTGCTGCGAGCTTGATGGCGGTTGCAGCTGAATTGACCACTCTCAACTTGGGGGTCGCACTGGTGGCTCCTGTTGAGATCACAGTAGTCGTTCCTGGTGTTACTGCGCCGATCGTGGGCTGCCCTGCTCCTGTAATCCATACGAAGTGGATCTCAGTGCCGATTGCGAAGTTGAATGTTGCATCCGTTGGAATTGAGAACTGTGCAGTTGCCGCGTTGTTCATTGAGAACAAGTAACCTTCGTCGCCACTTGCTACTGTGTAGGCTGCTGTCTTTGCTGTATAACCAATAGCAATTTTTGGCGTAGTGATCACAGGTGATGTCAGGGTCTTGTTTGTCAATGTCTGGCTGCCGGTCAAAGTTGCAACCGTTGAATCAATCGCAAGCGTTACGGATCCGGAAGTGCCACCGCCTGTGAGTCCTGTTCCTGCTGTAACTCCTGTGATGTCTCCTGGGTTGCTCACATCTTGCCAAGCTGCGCCGTCGTAATATTGGAGCGCGTTTGTATCTGTAAGGTAGGAGAGCATGCCTTCTGCAATCACGCCGCTCAGGGCTGTGGTTCGAGCTGCTGAAGATGCAAATACCATCGTGGTTTGTTGCATCAGGTATGTGTTGACTTGCGCTGCTGTCAGCACGTCTCCTGTTGCGAATAACTTGTAGCCTGCTCCTGCCATGATTTCTCCTTATTAGTAACTGAGAACGCCTGCGACGCCCAGAATTCCCTGTGATGTGCTATCTAGAATGAATGCCTGGATGATCGGTTCGCTAGTCAGTATCTTAGTGGTAAATGTTGTCCTTGTAATGTCATGCTGTAAACCCTGGACGAATAATTCGCTGGTGATGGATGTTGATCCCGGCATGGTCTTTGTTATGTTTACCAGGTCGAATATCTCCAGGTTGATGCCTGCGATGTTGCGAGCGGTTTGTCCGTCGTCGACCAGGTTGAGCGTCATAGAATCAATACGAAGGGTCGCGTCCTTGCGCGATTGCAAGATCATGGTCGCTTGATCTAGAGCTTCTGTATCTGATTGCACCAGGATGCCTGTTCTGGCTCCTGAATGGATGAAGTAGTTATCTATCGATGTCTGGCTGGTGACCGTCTGGTTTGTGCCGTTTAATCTTTGAACTGAGACATCGTTTACGATCAAGGTGTCATCAAAGGCCAGGTCAATCTGGGCGTATCCGATTCCTGATCCTGTGTCGCTGAAAACTGTGGGGGTCGAGTCTGCGTACTGGCTGACTGTAGTTCTTGAGTAGAAGGTTGCATTTCCTTCTGCGTCCAAGAAGAAGCCACCGAACTCGCTATTTTCTACTGTTTGAATTGCTTCGAGTACGGTTCTGTCTGCCGTTCCCGGATCCGCCTGCATCGTGCTGTCGCCGGCGTTGATGTCTCTTTGTGATGTAGGCCAGTCGACGACGTCGAGAAGTTTGTTGATTCGGGTTCCACTTAGTTGCCCTGCTCCGGTGTCCGGTACTGTGGTGATTGCAGCGTTATTGAGAAGGCGGAAGCCGTCGACGCAATTGAGGATCACTCTGGAGACTTCATTGGCTCCGATTGCGAATGTCGTATCGTAGCTAGTGATAAATCCCGAGAAAAGGTAATAACGGACGCCGTTGTAATCGGCCCAGATTCGGATCTTTCGAAGCGGTACGAGCTTGCCGTAGTAGGGGCCTGCTGTATTGGCCGGGTTCCAGTCGCCATTGTCGTCCTTGATCTCAACGACGGCCGTTCCTGCTTCGAACTTGTTCAGGATGCGGTTTCGTCCTCTGCGGATTGATGATCGCATGATGATGCTGGAAATGTCGACCGAGTCGTCTGCGTCTGCGAGCTGGCCTGTTCCTAGTTTGCCCTTGATGCTGTCGCCCAATGTGAAGGCGGTCGAAATAAAGGCCGGGCCGTTGACGAAGTCGATTGATGCTCCGAGCTGTGGAATGCCTGCCATCAGAGTTGGATCGCTGTCTTTGTGATCGCCTGTCCGTTATTTTGGCCCTGAAGGATCGCGTTACGGATCGCGTTGACGAGGTCGCCTTCGCTGGTCACGCTGCCGTTGACGACAATGTTGACATTAGATCCGCCCATTGATCCCATTCGGTTGAGTGGAATAACGGCTTCTGGCCCGGCTTCGCCGATCAGAGCTGTGGTTGGACTTGTAACGATGCCGCCTTCTGCGAGCTTTGGCCTATTGGCATATGAAGCTGCAAGGGCTTCGTATCGAGCTGAAGATAAAGCCAGGATCGCTGATTGGGTTTGATTATTTCCCATCGCAGACATATCTGCGAATACCTTCTCGAAAGTCGCTTGAACTGCCGGGACGCTGGAAACTGTAGGGGATATCGTCGTCGTTCCGATACCGCCTTTTGGCCCGATAAATGGTTCAAATGCCGGAGCTACAGGCGGTTGCGGAGTAGCAGTGATTGTGGATCCGGATTTTGCAATGTAATCGTTGAGTGCTCTGAGCGCATCTTCCCATGACTTCTTTGCTGCATTTCCCGGCTGTGGCCAAAGGTCAGAAGGTGTTACTCCCTTTGCGATAAGCGTTGCATAATTTTCTACTTGCAGAGTGGTAAGGCCCCACTTAATCATGAGATTATTTATCTCTGTCTGATCAAGTTTGCCGTCATTCAGCGCTTGGAAGAAGTCGAGATAAATGCCTGCCTGCTGCTTTGTGATTCCCCATTGCTTTGCAAGATTATCGACTTCTGTCGTTGAAATTTTGCCATCGTTAACAGCAAAGATGGCAGTCGTATATGCAACGACTGCTTCTTTGCTAATCCCCCATTTTGCTGCAAGTAATACAACCTCTTCATTGGAGATTGTTGAATCTGCAACAACTCCGAGAAGGTCTGTGTATCGCTTGATTGCTTCGTTTGCCTTAAGTTGCGCTTCTAAGTTAGCAAGAATTGCTTCGACGCGCTTTGCTTCTGCGATGTTATTTTGTTTGATTAAATTCAAACGTGCCGCTTCGAGTTGGATTGGATCCGTCTCTGTCGTTGGTTTAATTCCTAATTTTGCCAAAGCAGCGAGCGCCTTCTTTGTTGCAATCTGCTTGAGGTCTGCTGCTGTCAGGTTCTTTGTATTCTTGACGCCGTTCTTGAGATCGATATTAAGGCCGCCGAGATTCTTTACATAGTCTTCGGTGGTTCCGTTTAATCCGTCGAAGGAGAATTCTAAATCTTCGCCGGCTCCTTCCATCTTGCCCATCTCATCGTTTGCCTTCTTAGTGACAAGATAAAGACCGCCGAGTGTGGCTGCGAATGCGGCAACGCCGGCGGCAGCTGCTGCTACTGAAATTCCGCCGGTGGCTGCTGCCTGTGCTGCTGCTGCGCCGATCGCTGCTGCTCTGATTGCCTGGTAAGCCTTGACCAGTCCTTGTATCGCTGTAACGAATGCGATCACCTTGCCTGCTACGAATGTTGCGGCAAATATCGCGCCAAGTGATACGAAGACTTCTTTATGCTTTGCTACGAATGCGAATGTCTTAAATATTACAAATGCAAAGCCGATGACGGCCTTGATTGCACTCGACATAACTGCGACCAGTTTGTCGCCGTTCTCTGTCAGCCATTCTTGAATTGCCGGGATAACTTTTGTCGTAAGTGTTTTGAATAATTCCTCAATTGTTGGAAGTAATGCCTTGCCGAGTGTTTCCTCAGCTTCTCCCAATGCAATTTTGAGACGAATCATTCTGAATTCGAAGGTGTTTGCTCTAGTTGCTGCTGCTCCACCGAATGTCTTTGCAGTAAGTTGAAGTATGGCGTTTAGGTCTTTGGATTTGACCATTGCGTCTGTAATTGGAACGCCGAGGTTTTTTAGCGCTTTGTAATTTCCTTGAAGCGCCTTTGTGACTGCGTTTGTTGCTGATCCAAGATCTACATTTCCACCGGCGGAGACATCCATCGCCAATCCGAGAAGTTGTTGCGCTGCTGTAACGCTGCCGGTTACTGAGGCCAATTTTGCAAGCGCCGGACGAAGGTCGTCATCGACGACTCCGAATGCTCGCTGAGTCTGGTCAATATAAGATTCGGTCGCTGCGATTGCGGCGTCAGTTGCGCCGGTTGTATTTCTAAGCGAATTGGCAAGTAGGGCCTGTGATTTTTCGTCTGCGATTGCAGCCTTGACTGAATCGACACCGATCTTGACTGCGAAGGCTGCGCTGGCTGCTGCTGCAATTCCGAAGGATTTTGCTACTTTGCCTGAAAATTTATCGAAAGATTTCCCGAGTTTATTGATGTCTCTGGCTGCTGCCTTGCTGCCTTTATCTGAGTATTGGGTAATAATCCGGGCTACTACTGCGCCTATTGCCATGCTCGGTTATCCCTTCTCTTTATTTAGATTGGCTTGCAGAATCTTCTGCGCTTCGTCCATTGCGGATCTCACATTGGCATAAACCCGAGGGCGATCGCGATCAATCACAAACCAGATTCCGCGTGATGCTTTCCTGATCCTGTCGTTCAAGACGCCGATCATCTGGCGGCCTGTTCCCTGCCCTGGTGTCCTGCGTCCTGCAACTTCGAAGATAACGCCGGAGGCGGTCTTGTTAAAGAGTGCGCCTGCGCTAGTGGTGTAATCCGACCGCACGCGGCCTTCTGAGCGAGTTTTGACGATGCCCCGTCTGATTGCTTGCGGATCCCATGCAGGCCAGCCCTGGCCGCCTCTGACGCCCTTGCGTGGGTTCTGTGCTGCTGTTGATCTCCAGCCACTCATCGGTGGCTTGTTGTCTATCTGATCTCTGGCATCGCCTTCGGCTCGACGCAGCTCATCGTTGATTACTTTGTTCAGCCGACGAGCTGCGTCTTTGTCGAATTTCTTCAAGGCTGCAGTGGTTTCTTTGATGCCGCTAATTGCAACGACTTCATTGGCCATGTTTGTTTGCCGCCTTTGCCTTCTCTTTGAGATAAATCACGATCGCTTCAAGGATGCCGTCTGGTGCATCCATCAAAGCGCCGGGATCTATTCCGGTTTCCACAGAAACTGCTGCAATTGAATATGTCAGGCTGTCTCTGTGGATTCTGAATTTGGGTCTGTATCTAACTGAACCCCTTCGAGCGTGTCTAAGAATTCAGGGCCAAATGGTTTTACAACGACTCCGTTTGCTCTAAGTGCAAGCCATCCGAGATAATAAATATGTTCGAGTTTCTGTTCTTCGCCGATTAGTTTTGTTAGACCTTTGCCATACTTCTGTTCAAATTCGACGATGATGCGTGGACGCAATGAGAACGTTTTTTCCACGCCATCAGTCGTCTTGACTTTGATGTTTAATCCATCCATCTTTGTTTCCCCCTATTTTCTTTAGGATGTTGCTTTGGTAATTGCGCCGGAGATCGGCCAAGTCACACTCGCAGTTGCTAATTCACCGACGGATCCATTTAGAGGAGTCCATTCGGAGACAAGCGTAGAAAATGTGTATTGCGGATTGATTGTTGTTGTTGTTCCTGCTACTGGCTTTGCAACGACTGAGACTGCTGTTCCAAGTAACGGATAGATTGTTTGTTCAACGCTTGAAGTTGCGTAGTCCTGGTGAAATTCAAACGTTACAGAATTATCTGCAAGTCCGGCCACACGTGTCTTTGCTGTGTTTCCGAATGCAGTTGTTTCGACTATGTCGAATGTTGAATTTAACGTAATGCTCGCAATGTGATCGCTGAGATCAGTTGTTCCAAATACGACCGATGCATTGTTGAGTACGATTCTTGCCATTATGCGACCGCCTTTGTAATTGCTCCGGTTACTGGCCAAGTCACAGATGCTGTGGCCAATTCACCGACGGATCCGTTGATCGGAGTCCACTCTGAAATTATAGCACTGCATGTGTATGATGGATTGAATGCACTAGTTGTAGCGCCGTTTGGCTTGACGATTACAGCTGCTGCTGTTCCGAGAAGTGGATAGATTGTTTGTTCTACTTGACTTGTTGCATAATCTTGCTGAAATTCGATCGTTACTGAATTATCTGCAAGACCGGCCACACGTGTCTTTGCTGATGTTGATGAGAATGCTGTTGTTTCTACTACGTCAAATGTTGAATTTAATGTTACGGATGCGACCAGACTGCTCAGGTCAACTCCGCCGACGGAGATAAATGCGTTATTGAGAACTATGCGAGCCATTATTTAGTCGCTCCTTCTTCTGTTTCGATTTTGGTGGATGGGATTTGTGATGTTTTGTTACTTGCTTCGATGTGGTTTCCAGCAATTAATGCTTCTGCACTAACTTCTGCATCTTGCAATTCTTTTTCTGTGATTATTTCGCCTGTGGTCTTTCCGCAGACTTCTCGATGTGAGATTACTGTGTATGTCATTTGGATCTCCTTATCCCCAGATTGTTAGGCGGTATCGGTACGAGAGAAATGTGTTCGATTGCGAGTCGTATGTTCCGGACTCTGCGCTGGTGACTCGCAATGTCTGGCATGTTCCGCCGAGCGTTCTGTCGCCCTCTATTGCTGCTTTGATGGATGTTGCTCCTGTGCCTGCAAGGTATTCATCGAGCTTGTCCTGGCCTGCTCGCTCTGAAAAGCGCTGGACGATCACGTAAATATCGACGTTTGCTTGGTCTAATCCCCGGGCGTTATCGATGTCGAATGTGAAGTCGAGCTGGCCCACGATTGCGCATGGTGGTGTTACTGGTTCTGGAATCAATTCGTAAACCCGAAGTCCTGAAATTGTTTGAAGTCTTGTCTTGAGTGCATCTCGCACCTGGCTTGGCTGCATTGGCATTATTTAGCCAGCCCATTGTTCTTGCGGAATGGTCGAAGCAAGGCTTCAACGTCTGCGTCGAGTTTGGCTGTGAGGCGCACTGTTCCTAAGTCCGGGCTTCCTGCGATTCCAAATGGCGACTGGCGGCGTGTGAATAATCGAGCTGCTTGGATCAAGGTTGCCATGTTGATCTCTGAAGGTGTTGCTGTCCATCCCCAGACGCCGGTGATCTTGCAAGCCTGGGGCAAATAATAAGGCCAAACGTATCGGCCGATTGCAAGGATTCGGTTTACTGGCCATCCGCGCTGTGGGTTATTTACTGGTTCGAGCATGTAGTCGCTGGTTGCCCAGACGGTATCCCATGTCTGGTTGAAGTTGTCGTCTGTGGCCACTTGCGTGATCGAAACGTTATCGTCCATGTTCATCGTCCAGGGATCTAGCGGTGTGTAATAACGAGCCACTGGTGATCCTGTCGTTCCGTTGCGGTAAAAGAAGCGCCCGGTGTAATCGTCAATCATGCGGCTGGTTGCTGTGATCGCTGCTTCGAGTGGGGTGTCGTCCACGCTGTCTGTGATCGCAAGTGAGGCCTTTAATTCGGCCAGGGTGCAATAGGCATTAGTTAGGGCCACGCTTCGTCCTTCTTTCCGGTTTCGGCAGCATTGCACGTTCTAGTTTGGGATCGGCGGTTGCTGTTTCCTTTGCCGGCTTGCGCCGGATCTTCTTAATCTTGCCAAATATCATGATGTATCTCTTCCATCCAGAAGCTCTTCTGATGCGGCAAGATGGCAGCTGTGTTTACGTGGATCGTAAATCCGAGCGCCTTTGCCCTTCGACAGAATAATAAATCTTCCCCAATCCATTCTCCGTTTACTGGCCCATCCCAGAACCAGCACCAGTCTGTTCCCTGGTTTGGATCTGCGACTTCTCGCATCTTCTCCAGAACGCTTCGGTGAACTAGCAGGCATCCTGTTCCTGCTGCGTCAATTTCGAAGACTGCGTTCTTGTCGTATTTGTAAAGCGGAAGAAAGCCTTTATCTGAGTCCTGAAATATTGCTGGAACTGGCTTTGGGTAAGGCTTGCCTGGTACTCCAAATCCTGCAAAGACAAGGCCTGCGACGATCGGGCGCTCTTTGTCATGGGCTGTGTCGATCAAGGCGTCGAATGCCGGCGTCGTCAGCTGCTCGTCTGAGTCCAACATAAGAAGCCAGTCGCTCTTTGTGTTATCTAGAAATTGTTTCACCATGCGGTTGCGTTGCTTTGATAAAAGTCCAGAGCCTTTGATTCTCACAAATGGCCCGAGTCTGTCGCTTCTTGCTTGCGCAATTTGAATCAGTCTGAATGCGAAGGATCCATTTACGGATCCTGGATCGCACGAACCGATTGTTACTTTGTGTCCTGTCTTCATTTGTTTCCCCCTGTTTAGAAGTGCAGGGCGAGTGACTCGGGGGGTGGGCCACTCGCCCTGCACAATTTAGTGCTGTCCTTCGACTAGAAGGTTGGAGCGCTTAGACCTGTGCCTGAAATAATCGAGGCTGCAAGTGGGTAGCGCTCTGCTGTGAATGCGGCGTAGCCGTAAACAACAGATTTGATTTGAAGGTTTCCAGCGCCTGTCGCATCGAAGCGAAGTGCGAATGGTGATCCTGGCTGCTCCCAGAGATGAGCTTCGCTTGCTGTTACGCAATAGATTTCATCCTGGTTTGTTGTTGTTCCGTATGTTGTTCCGATGTTTGCATCAGTGATGATTGGAAGTCCGAGCATCTGGTATCCGGAGTTTCCGTATGCTGGTGATCCGCCTACGCCGATTGCGTTTGTCGCACCGTTTGCTGCTGGTACAACAAGTGGACGGTTTGTGCTGTCCACTGCTGCGAGCAAGAATGCGAGACGACGTGGGTGTACCACGAAGTGTGTAGGTGAAACGAATGCGTTTGTCTGGATCTGCTGAATTGCATCAGCGAGCTTTGGATAAAGCAATCCGACTGTTGGCGCTGTTGATGTGAATGTGATTGCGTTTCCACCTGAAGCACGAAGGCCCTTGATTGTGCCGGCTGTGCCTGCGCCATTGAGGATCTGTGAGTCGAGTGTTGTATGCCATGACTTGATCAAGTCAGCGATTACGAATGAATCGATACCTGTTCCGCGCTCTAGTGCCTGACGAGAAATATCTTGCTGGCCTGCGATTGTACGAACATTGATCGTGAGCAGTGTGTCATCCACATCTGTTTCTGATACTGCATCGTTCTGTGTAACTTGAACGGCTGTTGATGAACCTGTGGTCATGCGGCTAATGTTCAGAGTCATTCCACTTGGTGGAAGTGCCATCTTGTTTGTAGCTGCATCTGCGAATGGGCGTCCTGCGCGTGCTAGTGGAGCTGCAAGGTCAACGAGATATTGTGGAATTACAAGACCTTCGAATTGTGCTGTTCCAACATCGCGACGCTCGATTGACTCTTCACGCATATGGCGTGCGAGGCGCTCGTTTGCTGCGTAGTCATTTGAGAATTGCGCATTGAATGCGTCCTTCACGAATGATGCACCTGAGTTTGCTGAATATGTACGCTCTTCGCGTGTGATTGTTGCGCCGCCTGTTGTGCGTGGCATTACAACATCTGAAACTGCTGAGCGGATTTCAGATGCCTTTGCATCTGCATCTGCCTGTGCTTTCATCTTTTCAATCTTTGAATCGAGTGAGCGTGATTCTTCTACGAGTGTATCCACCTTTGTGGTTTCCTCTTCTGTTAGGTCAGTGCGGTTCTCTTCTGCTACTGCTTCAAGAACTGCGTCCATCTCTGACTTAACTGCATCACGACGCTCGATCAACTTATCAAGGAAAGACTTTGACATGTGTTGATCTCCTTCTGATTAGGGTTTGGATCAAAGTGGTGTCACTTTTTCTCGCGGCGCATATTGGGTGCGAGAGGCGCTCCGGCTTTGTATCTGCTGATTGCAGCAGAATTCTAGTTTATATTGTTTACGATTGCTTGAGCAAGGCGTAGAGAAATCTTACGACTTGCATCTTCTGGACTTGCTTCTGGTAATGGATCGATTGCTGTAAGTGTGGAGGCTTTGTGTCCTACGAGAGTTTCTGTTGCACGCCATCCATCTCGAAATTCTTCATAGATTCTAATCAAAACAGCAGGATCACCATCTTCAGCTGTTATTGAGAAATCTGTTCCTGGTATTCCTAGAACGCCTTCTCGCATAACATGTTCGATTCTTCCACGTGCTGTTCCACCTGAAGAATCCCATGATACAAAGCTGCCGACTGTATCGACTGCGCGAATTCCGTCTTCTTCCATCATTGGGTCTTCTGAAATTCCAAGAACTGTTTCCAGCATCGATTTTCCTTCGCCAAGATATTCGTATGATTCGTCGATCTTGTCGAGAATTGCCTGGATTACGATCAGGCTTTCGCCTGTGATCTCGCGGCCTTCCTTGATTGCTTTTCGAGCTGCTGCGATCTGTTCCCTAGCTTCGACTGTGGTCGTTGGATAGGCCGGGTAAGTCACAACTGAAACGTCGCCGTCTGAAAGGCTGAGCTCGGTAAGAACCCGGCGGCTGCGATCTTCGCTCCACTTCTGGCGGATCACTCTGAATGCGAAGCTCATCTGATCAACATCGCCGCGCTCGACCAGTGTGTAAAGGTCGCGAGCTGCTTGCGTGTCTGGGAGATCGGCGTCCATGTAGAGGCCGGTTTCGTCTTCGTGAAGTCGAAGCGTTTTGTTCTTTGTTCGTGCCAAAGGTAGGCCTTCGTGGTTGATCAAGAGGCGAACATCTGGTGTCTCTGTCAGGGTCTTCCTGAATGCGCCGGGTGCAATTCTCTCAAGGAATGGAAGCGGCACGCTGTCTTCGTTGAATACGGCTGCGTATCCTGAGAGGCGCATGGTTCCGTCTTCTGCCTGGCGAGCTTCTACGTTCTTGATCGTAAAGGTGCGGCGTTCGATTTTCTTTGTCATTTTGCTCCTTGAGTCTTCTTCTGCGTCGAGTGCATCTATCTTCCTTTGCGCCCAGTTTTGTGCTCGGTCGCTGAAGTCTGAATCTCCGCCCCATAAAAGCCAGGCGACTAATCCTGGGCCTGGGTATTGTGGATCGGATGGGTTGCTGTTCTTTGCTGCCTGGCCATCGACTTTGTGTCTTGCAAACCAGGGGGCCATTTTCCTGATCTTGTTTTCGGTGATATTTCCTGCTGCCATCTCTCGAGCTGCTTGCTTGGTTCCTTCTGTCAGGCCGTCGCCGCCATATCCTTCTGCCAAATATGCAAGTCCACGCTTTGCGTTTGCTCGAATAAATGCCGGGGCCGATAAATCAACGGCTCGGTTGCTTACTTCACCGCCTGGTTCTATCTTTTCTGCGATCGAAACTGCCACCATCTGGTCGATGGCATCTTGCTTATTTTGATGGCATCCGATTGTCGTGTATGTGCCATCTGCTTCTTCTTTAACGGCTGCCCATCCTGCGCAATCGCTCTGCTTGTCGCTTATTAAATATGGCATTTTTGTCCTATATCACTAAGAGAAGTTCTGCGTCGTCGTTAAGCACAGAGAAGTCTATTCTTGATGTTGCTTGTATTTTCATTGCGCCTAGTCGTGTCTTTGCTTGTCCTTTTATTTTCTTGGCTTGCTTTATCTGTATCTCTGGCCTGATGATGTTTGGTTGAACGTAGTTCGGAAGTCCTAGCGAACCAGAAGTTTGAACTATCGCCTGTGGAATGTTTGCCTGTGCTAGCAATGCTCCAAGAGGCGCATTAGCTGCGACAATGTTGTCGATTGCTACGGTTGCCGTTGCTGCTATGGATCCTAATGAAGCGCTTGCTGTCGCGAAGGTAATCGGGCCTAATACGTCAACATCGAGGTGAGAAGTATCAAGGACGAATTGCGCCATGTTAGCTCGCGAGTGTTAGGGATGCTGTTAGTGATCCACTTGGAATTGTGAAGGTATCGCCTGCTGTATATGCATTACCTGTTACGGCTCCGCTAAACAAGAAATTTCCTGCTGTTGCGTTATCCCATACTGTGAAGAAGGTGGAATCTTCTGAGCCTGCGATGTTTGTCCAGGAAACGTCTGCATCGGATGTAAGTCCACCGGCTGTTGCTGCAGCAAATGAGGCTGCTTTGCGAGTTGTCTCTGTTGCTGGATTGCCTGTGCCGTTTGCTCCTGGATCGCCGATGTGAAGTTTCACATAAACGTTGGCTGCTGAGTAAGCGGTGGCGTTGCCAACTGAATCCAGAAATTTGTTAGCAAGATAAGAACTTAGACCTGTTGCCATTATTCATCCCCTTCTACAAATTCTTCGATGACTTCAATAATCAAATTGTTTTCATCTCGGATGATTTTTCTACGGACTCTCTTGCGCTCGATTGTATTTGTCACATTTACTGTCGGTGCATCGACGCTTACATTTGGCGCTTCAACATTGACTTGAGGTGATTCAAGCATAACCATCGCCGGTTCAATTGTTACATTCGGAGCCGCAACGTTGACGGTTGGTTCTGGAACTTGTAGAACCATGTGCGGTTGCTCGCTTCTTGCTTCTCTTGAGTTGACTTCGTATGCGCTCTTTGGATCTGCTGGATCTATCGTTGAGATCTGTTGCAGCTGTGTTGATGGCAGTCCTGTATGGGCCATTGCTGGCAATCCGACCGCTTCTGTTACGGCCTTTGGATCGAAGCCGACCTGGATCAGGCTTGCTGCGATCTCAGCTCGAAGTTTGAGGCCTACATCTGGTGCATCTGCTGCGTCGATGTTCTGAAGTGGCACTCTGAATTGATCGCCTGCTACTCCGAGTGGCGATAAATCTTCAACGGCGCGGACGTCGTTAAGTGATAGGAAGCCTTCGCGGAGGCCCTTTGTGTATGCGTCGAATCGCTCGAGAGTGGTTCCACGAAGCAATGCGTCAAGATTGAATTTGATGAAGCCGTCTGGTTCTGGAAGTAATTCGGACATTGATTGTTCGATTCGTTCCAGTAATGGACGAAGTGAGTGCTGCACGAATGAGAGGTTCTGTGCTTCAACGCTTGCAAAGGACATTGCTCCTGCTACTGGATGTCCGAGCAGGCTGATCGGTACTCTGAATAATCTTGCAATGTCTTCAACGTTGAAGCGTCTCGCTTCTAGTAGCTGCGCATCTGCTGCGTTGAGTGTCAGTGGGCGAAATTGTGCGCCGCCGGAAAGGATTCCGATCTTGCCTGCGCGGTACGGCCCTGTGTGGGTGATGTTCCAATCGCGGCCGATGTCGCCTGCCTGCTCTTCTGTTAATTCGCCCGGCACTTCAATGACGCCGCCTGGGTTTGCTGCGTTGCCGAAGTATGCGGCTGCGTATGTGTCTGCTGCCATTGCTGCGCCGATCGTGAGTCGAGCTGCTGCGATCGGGCCGAGGCCGTACATGGATCCTGGAAGTCTAAAGAGTGGGATGTGTTTCATTTCGCGTGAGGTCAAAATGCGAGAATATATTCCTTCTGCATCTCTCATCTTATAGATAATTGGCTCGCCAGGACGTGGTCGTTCAATGCGAACGTCGTCTGGATGAACACAGTAGACCTCTTGAACTTCGCCCATGTCGTCGCGAACGGTGAGGATGAATGCGTTGCCATGAATATTAAGTGAGGCGATGATCTGTTCGTAAAACTCGAGGCGCGATGCTTCTGGATTCGGTTTATTGATCCAGGCTGGTTGCTCTCCGTAAACGCTGGCGTATGAGATTCTGTTTCTTCCGCGTCGGACGTATGCTGCAAGTGGCAATGAGGAAATCGTATCGCCGAGCAATCGGACGCATGCATAAACTGTTGACATGCGGATTGCAGAGTCTGCTGTTACATCGATTCCAGATGGGGCCATGTAAGCAGGGCGTCCTGGGATGAGTGGTTCGACCCATTGGCTATTGTTTGTGCGCTTCTGCTCTGCTGCTTTGATTCGCTTCGATAGACTCATCAGTTAGCCTTTTCTGTTATCCATACTAGAAATGTTCCCAGTGTAATTAATGCGATCGGCAATGAGAGCATTGCGATTCCTGTGGTTGCTAATGCTACGCCAGTCACCTCTGCTACGAGTGAGAAGTCTATTTTTTTCATTGCGCTCCTAAAGTTGAACCGAGAAGAACCTAGCCACAGGCGGCTTTGGTTCTGGTGGTTGCGTTGCTCTGTCGTATCCGAAGATTGCGGCTACTGCCGCATCGACTTTCCGCTTCGAGCTTGCTTTCGCAACCATTACGCCCCGAGATGATTGCTTCGTGACGCAGTTTGTTATGTGTCTTGCCATTCTCTCATCGCCATCGTGGGTAAAGCTTTGATTCACTACGGCTTCGTAGAATTTTTGCGTTGCTGGAACCATGCGCTCTGCGCTGTTCGGATATGAAACAACTGGCATTCCTTGCTCGTCTAGAACCATGAAGGTGCGCTGCCATCGCGCCGGGTCGAAGACGATCTCTTTGGTTTGGAAGTTGCTATTTCTGAAAGTGTCGATGATCGTCTGTTCGACTTCGGCCACCGGCACGTGCCATCCCTGTTCTGCATCGTCTGGTCGTTCCCAGATTCCTACAACCATGAGATGCGGTTTATCTCCGCCAAGCAGCCAGGCAACTAGCGCGGTGCTGTCGTTTGAGAAGGCTCCGTCAAATGCAAGGATGACGTTTTCGCCTGGTTCTGGCGTTCTCTCTGTGTCGATCAATGCTTCCCAAGATCCTGTCGGAAGCCAGGCGGTTGCTGTTGATACAAAGCAATTTGTGCGCTTGGTTCTGAATTCTGCTTCTGGTGTTCTTAAGACGGCGCTCTCGAAATCTTCGGCATCGACGATGTCTGCGAATCCTGGGTTTGATTCAATCCAGAGTTGCTTGTCTCTATGATCTGCTTCTGGGTTATTCGGTTCCCACCATGCAAAGAAAAACGACGGATCTACGAGTTCGCCCTTTACGAGCTTCTGGCCGTATTGATATAATGAATAGGCGAGGCTGTCCTGACCGTTTGCTTGCGTCTTTACTCCTGCTGTGGTGATGCCAAGTAAAAGTGAATCGGATCGTGCGCCGCCGGCGAGCGACATAACATCCCAGAGTTCGCGGTTTGGCTGCGCGTGTACTTCGTCGAAGATCACGATCGGTGAAGGGTTCAGTCCTTCTTTCGTGTATGCCTCTGCTGAAAGGGCGCGGTAAACGGATCCCTTGTCTTTGTATTCGATTACGTCGCGGTAAAGTGTAAACATCGAAGAAAGTTCCGGGTCAAGTTCAACCATTCGCTTTGCTGTTCCAAATACGATGCGAGCCTGATCTCGATCTGCTGCGCATGAATAAATTTCGGAACCGTTGCCGCCAAGTGTGAGCGCGGATAAACCCATCGAAGCTGCGAGTGCGCTCTTTCCATTTTTTCTCGCCATGCCGATTAGGGCGACTCTGTGTTTCATCCTGCCATCTGGCCTGCGTGCTAGTGCGTGGTTGAGAAGTTCCTTCTGCCAATCGCGCAGGTGTAAAAGTTCGCCGGCTGGTGCTGCGACCGAGTCTTTGGTTACTCTGCATACGGCTTCTGCAAATTCAGAATATAAAGGGCCATCACCGCGTTTGCGATCTGCAATCGTCACCGGCGTTATCCAACGCGGCGGCCATGATTGAATTTTCTTTTTAGCCACGTGCTCGCGTCATCAATTCCTGGATGCGTGTCTGTGCTTGAACTTCTGCAAGTCCGAGTCGCGAACGCTCGACCGGGTTGAATGCAATCAATGAAAGCATTGCGGTTATCTGGTGATCAAGGTGGCGCAATGCAACGCGGTCGCGCCATTCTCCGCCTCTGAAAACTATCGCCCGAAGTTGAACGCGTTCATCCATCGTTTCGCAAAGAATCATCACATGTTCGATGTCTGTGGTTGGAGAAATCCATGCACGTCCTGCTTGCCAGATTCGTTCCCACATGTTTTGTCCTTCTGATCCAAGTGGGCGAAGTGGTTCTGGTGTTTGCATCGCCATTGGTAATGCAATCAGGTTTGCTTTATCTGGAAGTGGTCGTTTCCCTGGGTTGCCCAGTTTGCGCTTCTGCTCGATTGTCTTTGGGGGATTAGGCATTGTCGCTTCCTATGAAATCGTAAGGCTTGCCGGTGAGTTCGTTGATTGGAAGGATTCCAGTCAGTTCTTGCCAGCGCTTGCATATAACGTCTGCGTATATCGGATCTAATTCGACAAGTGCTGCCGTCATTCCTAGTGTGTGAGCGGCGACCAGAGTGGATCCTGATCCACCGAATGGATCCAGAACAACCGAGTCACGATTTGCCGAATTGCTCAATATACGAGTGATGAGGTTGATGGGCTTCATGGTCGGATGTTCTGAATTTCTGCGTGGACGTGGCTCTCGAATAATTGTCGATGACTCTCTTGCTGTTTCGATTATCTTGACGAGTTCTGTCTTGCTCAATGTGTCCAAGTCCTTCGTTGCGAAGTCGAGAACGGTTGAGTCGTTGAATGGGCCGAACCAGGGATGAGCTGCTCCTGGTTTCCATCCGTAGATGATTGGTTCGTGCTGCCAGTTGTAATCCTGGCGGCTCAATGTGAAGTTGTCTTTCACCCAGATAAGAATTTGTTTGAGCATAAATCCGGAAGTCTTGAACGCTGATCTGAAAGTGACGCTGCTTCCATCTGCGTGGCAGACATAAATCGGGCAGCCCTCTTTCGCGTTTGCGTACATCGCTCCGTAAGTTGCAAGGAGAAACGATTCGAATTCTAAGTCGCTCATGGAGTCGTTCTGAATTGTTAGGCTTTCATTTGTTCCGCCGGTATATGCGACGTTGTATGGCGGATCGGTGAAGATGCAATCTGCAAGTTTGCCGCCGAGTGCCTTGCTTAGAATTTCTGCGTTTGTTGAATCTCCAACAACAAGGCGGTGCGGCCCGAGGATCCATGTGTCGCCTTCGACGCTGTGCGCTGTTCTTGACTTCGCTGGTGCTGCATCTAAGTCGCCGGCCATTGGAATCTCTTCGACCGGAATCTTCAGAATCTCTGCGATCGCTTCCTGGTTGTAGCCGGCGTCGCTTACTAGTTCTGGATCTACATTTACGAGCTGCGCGATCATCTCTCGAAGCGCGTCTTCGTCGTAGGTTCCAAGTTCGGCGGTGCGGTTATCCGCGAGCGCGAATGCGTGGGCTGTGTTGTCATCGTCGTCTGTCCAAACGACCGCGATCTCACTCCAGCCAAGCTGCTTCGCTGCTTGCCATGTGTGGTTGCCTGCGATGATCGTGCCGTCGCTGTGTTTGGCAACGATCGGCTTGCGTTGTCCGAAGCGCTCGAGCGATCGCGCAACGGCGGCAATGTCGCCCCTGCGTGGATTGCCAGGCAGCGTGTGCAAGTCGTCGATCGGCGTGGCCAAACTCTTCAAGCTTTCGTTGATCATTTTTCCCCCTGTTTTAGTTTATCTGTCAAACCCTGAAAACCCCTGAACTGCGACGGTGCGCGTCCTGG